CAGGTTGAAGTTGAAATTGGTGGTCAACGCATCGACAGACAATATGGTGACTGGATGCATATCTGGAATCAGCTTACAATGACTGCTGAACAGCAACGTGGTTATTTCAAGATGATTGGTAATACCACCCAATTGACATTTATCACAGACCCTTCCTTTTCTGAAGTTGATGGTCCTTGTGACTCTTTGGCTCCTCGTCAAGTGTGTGCCCCTCGTAATGCTCTTCCTGAGACAACTTTATACGTGCCCCTCCAATTTTGGTTTTGCACAAATCCCGGTCTTGCATTGCCTTTGATTGCTCTTCAGTACCATGAAGTCAAGATTAACCTTGATATTCGCCCTATTGATGAATGTTTGTGGGCTGTGACAACATTGAGTTGCAACAGTGGTGCTGCTTCAAATATGAGCAGTCCTCCTGGTGCTCCAAATCTGAACCCAGCATTGCCTGCTTATGCCGCAAACCAATATGCTGCCGGCCGCCCTGTGCCTGCTGCCATCGCTTATA